TACTTTTGCCGGATAAAAAACCTTTAGGTAAAAAAGAAAACCCCGCTTCTCCCTCTGTCAGCTTATTCTGAGCCAGACCACCCAACACAATCACATCACCATTTTTAACACTAACATCTGTGACAATGTCGCGTTTGATGAGCGTCGGCGATTGATTGACACCGTTCTCAGTCTTAACAAAGTTAGAAAGTTGTTGTTGAATTTTTACATCAATATTATCCGCCTTAATTGTTGGCAAAATATCAAAAATAACACCTGATGAACGATACTCTATAGACTGTACAGGTCTACCATCTCTATCATAAGTTAACGCCCCTAAAATCGGCACATCTGAACCCACACTGAAATTACCCTTAGAGCCTGATTTAACGCGGATTGTTGGCGAGCTTACAACGTGGAAACGACTATCAGTACGGAAAAGCTCAATCATTGCATCTAAATTACCCGTATTTACTGTAATAAAGTTTTCATAATTTTGTTTAACACCAATATTAATACCAAGCTTCCCGGACAACAACTTGGCTAAAAGATTAATCCCGCTTCCCTCTTTTTCTTCTGTTTGCACCTCAAAAACATAGCCCGTTACAACAATCTCACGCCCCGGTACATCAACGCCTTTTAATACAGATTTCACCCGGGCAATTTCTTCGCCCGTCCCATAATACACAAGTTTATCACCACTTGCGGAAACAGCTTTTTCATCTGTGCTATTGTGCTTTAAAAACTCCGCAAGATAATCCACATCACGATAAACAGGACTATATACAAAGCTTTGTCTAATAATTTTCGGTTCCACTTTTGCAATATAAACAACACCATTTTTTTCATACGTTTTAATATTCATATTGCCAAAATAACGAATAACAAACTGTTCAAAATCCTGTTTTTCAGTTACTTTAAAACTAATCAAGCGATCATCATTTGATAATTGCGGGTCGAGCATATAAGGTTTTTCCAACACGTCACCATAAATCATACTAACAGCTTGAGGCAACTTAACAGCATCTAATTTAAAATCAACATTAACCGCACTACAAAAAGCAGGCAAAAAGCCCGATAATAATGCCAATTTCTTCAAATTACTTTGTAAACGATATGCTTTCATTTTGCTCCCCAACACCTGAATAATACGATACTATTTCACCGCCAATCACACCTTTTAGCTCTCTTCCCTCACCGTTAAAAAGTCGTCTAGGCTCCATTCTTAAATTATTTTTACGGTCAACCAATACAACAAACAACTGATTGTTTTTAGATAATTCGCCTGTTATACGCCAATTTACAGACAATTTTTCAATTATCGTTTTAGCTTGTTTATCACCTACTGTTGCTGATTGATAAACATCACTAAATTCGCCAAAATCATCAAATTTAACTTGATTTTTAACCGTGGTTTCTTGCGTTCTTGCCTGTTGACTATTTAACGCTTGTTCCTGATTTCGCTCAGTATCCTGCGTAAAAACACCTTGTATCATGTAATAACTTAAACCCAATGCAAATACAGCAAAAATAACCATCAAACGGAACATACCCGACTTAAAAAAGTTTTGGCGGTCATCAACTACAGACTGCTTACCATTAACCCCATCGAATGACTTATAAAGCTTAAAAATATCCTCATTAAACTTATTTTGATATTGCGCAACCAATCCCTGTTTATTCACTTTAACACCAGTATAAACATTCACCCGGTAACGCTTACCAAGCCCCAAAGCAACTAAACGAGACATTAAAAACGTAGTTTCAATACGATCTTTAATAAATCGCGGAATACCTGTTACAGATTGGTTAATTACAACTAAATCACAACAAACACCTGTTTCTTCATCAGTAAAATGACGATGTTCAGCAATAAATGAACGATGATTAGACTTAATTTCATTTGTCGGAAAAATACGCCATACTTCATCAATACAAATTAAATCACCTGCTTTGCAAATCGTATTCCCATTACTACCCTTATATGGGAAAAAATCATCACGCTGACAATCTTCATCTGTAACCTTAATCAATAAGCCTAAATCCTGTTCTTTAGCACCTTTCTTGTTTAAACAATAATCTCTAATACGGCCATCAAATATGCCCTCAATATTGGTTACTATCCGACGTCCTTTCAGATAATTTTCAAGAATAACCGAAAGAACCACCTCGTAAGATTTACCGCTTCCCGGTATACCCACATAAGCAGAAATTGCCATAAATCACCTAACCAATAACCGGAATGCGACGAATCATAAAACGCGTCAAATAAGCGGATAACACCACTTTAAAAGCAAAATCCACGCGGAACATTTTCAAAAAATAAGCGACATTTTCAGGAACTTGACCCAATAAACTTTTAATCTCGTTAAACTTATCGCCTATAAAAATATCAAGCAAAAGTGGCACAATCTCTTGAAATGCAAGATAAATCAGACCAAAGATTACAAACTTCAAAACTCCTGCATCAAAAAGCCATTTAAAGATAATGCCAAAGTTTTTACCAAACCAACCAAGAATGATTTTTACCATGATGAACCCCTAGATTAAGCAGAAAGAATAATAAGAACGCCTAACGTCGTCCAAAGCAAAGTAAACGCAGGTCCAGCCGTTGAACCTAATTTTTCGAAAACCTGACAATGCAAATCAATAGTTTCAGTATGACTAAAAACACTGATAGAAATGGGCTCGCATTGACCACTCGAAAGCTCATAACCTGAACCAACTTTATCTTCAATCTGTTTTTTTGCAGCATTTAAAGTTTTTTCTAAATCAGGCGTTTGAAGTTTAGGCATTTTTACATCACCAATATCTTTGCCTTCGTCATTACCTTCTCCCTCACCTTTTCCGTTTCCAATACTAGAACCACCATTGCCACCGTTACCCGGTTTACCATTATTTTTATCTGTACCTTTATCACCCGGTTTATTATTGCCGTTATTAGCCTGACCACTACCACTAGAAGAAGAACCATTTCCGCGATGTTCATTTATACCGGAACCATCACCTTTATTTTTATTATCTGAGGAACCCGGATTATTAATATTATCGTTAGGTTTTGAAGATGAATAATCATCTAAAGACCTTTCCCAACCTCCATTGGGGTCTATATCTAATCTTGTTTTACCATCTTTATCTTGGCTAGTTTTATAACTAGGGCCTTTACAAGTAGTTTTACCATCAGAAAGTACTACACACTTATCTTCCCCATTCTTAAAACCCAAAAATTCAGAATCACCGTTTTTTATAATATTAGGATTTTGCATTGCATCTAAAATTGCATTCGCAATATCACAATTATCATTTTTTAATGCTTTGATTAAATTAGGTAACAAAGCATTTTTATAAACAGATTTTAAATTAGCACTAAAATCAAATTGTTGGTCAAACTGCCAATAACCATCTACAAAAAAATCAGGTTTATAAAGACCATGATGAACAGTTAAACCTGTATCATCAGAATCAATAGTCTGGAAATTAACTTCCTTAGAACTATCACCACAAGTTTTATATCCGGAACCATAACTCATTAACTTACAGCTCGTCTTTATAGCATTAGATGATTTTTGCGGATTTGAATTTTTTGAAATTGTTGACCAAGAATTACAAGAAGGAGCCGAAAAAGAATAACCAGAAAATAAAACAAAAACTAACCAGAAATACCGCGAACCACAACATAAGCGCATAACATACCCCATAAGAAAAAAATCATTTGCCAATCCATTTTTAACCCCCTTTAACCCTATAAAAAAGCCCGTGCGTCCTCAATACTTGCGGGCGCTCGGGCTTTTTTATAGGGTTAAACGTTATACACGTTTAAAGAAACTTAAGATATAGCGACCAACCATACCAAAAATTAAAAAGCCCGCAATACCAATAACAACAGCGGTAACTGCTGTTTTACCATCAGTAAAATCAATATTGGCACCAATATCAGCATAACCTGCAGCAAAAGAACTTGCTGAAGCCATTGTTAAAGTACCCAATGCAACTACTTTAGTAGCTAATTTTTTAAGTTGTTTAGACATAAAATCTTCCTTAATATAAAGTTAGTTATGTTATCTAAAAAACCTCAGAATTCGCCCTCCGACGAAAGCTGTAAGCCATAAAGATAACGTGGCTGAAAATGAGATTCCCCAAAATTGCATGTACTGCGAATAGTCGGGACTCTCGACTTTTGAACTTGGCATAAGCTGATAGATTTTGGACGCTTCAGCTTGTGTCATGTTCAAATTCACATCACTACAACCCTTATCATTAATACAGAGTTGAGCATTAATTCTTATTAATGTTTGTTCACTCATTTTTAAACCTACCAAAAAGGCGTTTTATCAATCGCCAAATAAACAAAATTAATACTAATTTAAGCATTATAAAAAGGGGCGGTGAGCAACCGCCCAAATTTCCTATACAAACAAAATTAAATAAAATATAGTCAATGCAAGGGTACAGCCGATAAAACTTGCGCCAACCATTTGCATAAATTCACGCATTAAATTTTTACCTCTTCAATATTTGATTCATCAGTATATAAATAAGTAATGCCTGTTTTACCGTTGAATTGCCATGCTGTCGGAAAAACTGAAATAATTACTTGCTTACCAATTAAATTTTTAACATGAGTAATTAAATCATTTGTGAAAAGTTCTTTCTTGCGAACAGCGACCATGATTTCAATTTGAGTTGAACCGCCAAAACCATCTGGACGAGTCAAGCCAATGCCAATTTCATTTTTAAAACGTACTTCACCGGTATCTTTATCAACATTCTGTAATTGACGTGAACCGAGACATTTTCCAATAATCATAAAACCTTGTTTCATTTTTAATTTCCTTTTGTTAATGGGTGTAATGGATAATCTTTTACTGCTAAATTAAAAGCTTCCTCTAAAGTATCGCCCGCAAAAATGCGAACAGTTTTATCTGGTAATTCAAAAATAATCTGAATTTCAAGCCATAAATCATCATAATAAATATGAGGTTTATATAAATTAATCCAAATACCAAAATCAGTTAAATTCATAATTAATCCTACGCTGCTAGTTTTAAATGGTAATTCGGCAATTTATACCAATTCGGCATAATTAAATTGCTAACATTAATTTCACGAGTTGAAACAACTTTAACCGGTGAAAACTTAGATAAATCGCATTTTCTACCTATATCAATACCGATTTTGCGCAATTTCGCTCGATGTCTTTTAATATGAGCTTTTGATAAATCAAAAACTTGACCATGTGACCACTGCAAAGCGTACATTGCGGTTGTATTTGCACTTCTTACAGTATCAACCACACCATTATTTAAAAGTGTTTCCGAGATAGTTTCAAAATCCATTGCCGTCACCTTTAATTTTTCATCAATATTAATAAATTCATCACTTAATTTTTTTAACCTCGAATAATCACTTAAACCGTAAAAATTTAAATTTTCTTTTTGTAAATATCTTGACTTTAATTTTTGTTCAAATCTTGCTACGCCGTTCTGTTTGCAAAAATCAATAACTTTTAATAAATGCTTATATTCTGAAGATTGCTCACCAAATTTATTCTTAATTTTATTAAGGCTATGCAATTCAAGCTCATAAGCCTTGTTATATACACTTGGGTAAATTAAATTCGCATTTCCGAGCTTACTTAACCAATCAACGGTTTCTCCATTCGTATGCAAACGAGCTACCGAATTACGATAATTTAATGTTGATAAACCGCTTAAATAATGTTCAACGTTATTGCGCCCTACTGCTCTATTCTCTGTGATGTGTAATTCTTTGATAATTGCGCCATCAGAAAATTTTTTAACTTTTGTTCCGTCTTCCGATTGACCGTAAAAAACTTGAGTACATTTAGTAAATGCAGGAAGTCCTAAATTTTCTAAAATCGAATTAAAACAATTAACACAAGCTTCAACGGTTGGTAATCCGAATAAATTTTCAGTTCTGCCCCATCTGCTAGGATTGCCAGACATTGTTAAAACGGAACCGTTAATTTTTATAATCACCGAATCGCAAAAACTGCCTTCATGTTTGAACGCTGGAATGCGAATACCTTCTTGTTGTTCGCCTGTATCTATATGAATTCCCACATAGCCAAAATCGCCTATCAGTGGAAGCTGATAGTTAAAATCCTGTTCTATTTTTAGCCAGTCGAAAAACATAATTTAGAATCTGTATACTGCATGCAAATATTCAATGTGTAAAATATACAAAATAAATATACCGCATGCAAGCATATTTTATACAAAATCACTGTCTATATTTATAATTAATAAAAAGGAAAGCAAAAAATGAGAAAAGACACATCAGTAAGAATAAACGGTCAAAGAAGAAACAAGCTTGAATTGCTAGCAATAGAGATCAGTCATAAAAGTGGAAGGCTTACAAAAATGAGTGATATAGTAAATCATTTGATTGATAACTACATGAATGAAGCAAAACAAGATTTAATTCACCAACAAAGCGAAAAAAACTAAACGAAAACGAGAAAGTTTTGATTAACTTAAAAATTGAAATTAGTATCCGATTAGATACCAAAGTTCGGGTGTAACAGAACCCCCGAACTTTTTCGATCGTTTTTTAAACAATTTTTAGCGGCATGAAAAAGATCATTTTTGCACTAAGTGCGGTAATTTTTACAACGGGATTTGCCGAATACGGAGCCTTTAAATACGAAGATAACCCGTTTAGTCAACAAAGAACGGAACAATTTGGTGACCGTTTTTCAAAAAAAATTGTTGAAAATTTAGAGCGACAAACGCCGAAAAAAGCGAAAATTGAACGCGTTGGCGAGCAAAAAAGAAGCGGAGTTAGAAAACTTAAAGGAAATTAACGCTTAAAATATCTACGTCCATGACAATAAACAGGGCTGTAAGCCTTTAAAAAATCCTCCTTATCAATCGGCACAGTCGAATTTTTCAATTCATCCAGAAACATTTTCAGCGCATAGCAAAAATCAAACCTTTCATCAGATTCGGCCGGAGTTAAAAACCGCTTCTGAGAAAATCTAATCTCTACACTATCCAAAGTACAATAAATCCGATAATCATCAGACTTCAAGAGACGAACCGCATTCAGAAAATGAATCGGCGTTATATCTTTTAAAGTAATATCACTCATAAAATCAATATTTTAACTTCGCATAACAGCGGATTATGTGTAAATTCTTGCGCGGTGCCTATGGCGATTTTACCGCGCTACGAATTGTAACATAATCCGAA